AATATTTGACTAACATTTATTAGTTAAATATCTATGTACTCAAGGAGAATAATTTATGAGTTTTTTAAAACATGTCGGTAAACAAGGTGATCGTAAGGTCGCTATCATTTTTCGTGAGGTTCCGGGTGAACCCCACATGTGTCTTGTAACATTTACCGAGACACTAAATCAACATATACATGATCCACTGATTCGGTGCATTGAAAGCGATATTGGGCAACATGCTGAATCGTTGTCGGATGCATTACACCGAACTTTGGGTTTAGATGGTAATCCAATATTGCAGACATTGCATCGTGAAGGTTTATTAAAGAAAGTAAACACTGAGAATATTATTGTCACCCCTAATCCTCAGACTAAAATTAAATTGAGTGAACTTAATAAAATTTTAACTGAGATGAAACAAGGAGAAGATGCAGTCAAACGCATGGCTGATATTGATCAAAGCAGAGGAATGCAAACTCCTACTGAAGTAGCCCGTAGACAACGTGAAAATAAAACACGGGATGCAAAGGTACAACCGACAGCACCATTACTAGCAAGTAATAATGATGCATTGGGTGATAATGCAATCGCAAACAATTTACGTCAACAGGCTGCAAAGATGTCGGCTGAGGCTAAAGGATTATTAGTTGAAAGTGAAATATTAATGAAACAAGCTAATGATATGGATCCTCCACCAGCAGTCAAGAAACCAAAAACAACAAAGAAGTCTGGTGTAGTTGAAGCGGTAGTTGTTGCTGAAGCTGCATCTAAAGTAAAGAAAACTAGAGTTAAAGTTAGTGCATAATGAGTCCAGAATTCATCGAGAAGTGGGAACATATACTTGAAGATGTTGATAAACATAAAATACCAGTAGAATTTATCAAGAAATTGATAGTTAAACTTAATGGTAAAAAACAACATACAATTAATATTGAAAAGTTTTTAAGTCAAGGCGTGGAGCCAGAACAGATAGAAGACATTGTAAGTAGAAAGCTACAAGAGTTGGATGACTCTATTGTTGGTGTTGAGTTTATTTTAAATGTTCAAATTATTGCTGATGCAGTTCAACCCGAAACCGATAAAATACTAGGAAATTTATGAAGCAGTACCTTGAATTACTAAAAGATATTTTAGATAATGGAGAGGAAAGAACTGACAGGACCTCAGTGGGTACAATTTCTGTATTTGCTAGACAATTAAAATTTGATTTGCGTAGGGGTTTTCCAGCTATCACTACTAAAAAACTTGCTTGGAAAGCTGTAGTAGGAGAGTTGTTATGGTTTATCGAAGGATCATCCTCTGAGAGGAGACTTGCAGAGATTACCCATGGTACTGCTGAAGGTACTGTCACTATTTGGACACCAAATGCACTAGCACCATACTGGAAAGATAAAGCAAAATTTAAAGGTGATTTAGGTAGAATATACGGAGTGCAATGGCGACATTGGAAAAGTCATATTCCCGAAGGTGAACCTGATATAGATGATGAGTATGGTAAAACATGGTTTGATCCAATCTACAAAGAAATTGATCAACTATCTATTCTAATAGAGGGTATTAAGAAAGATCCTAATAGTCGTAGACATATACTGACAGCATGGAACCCAGGCGAGTTAGATAGCATGGCTTTGCCGCCGTGTCATGTGTTATGTCAATTCTATGTCAATAAAAATAAAGAATTATCTTGCCATATGTACCAGCGTAGTGTGGATGCTTTTCTTGGCTTACCTTTTAACATTGCTAGCTATGCGTTACTCACTCATTTAATAGCACAAGTATGTGGTTTAGGTGTTGCCGAATTAGTTATCAGCACAGGGGATACACATATCTATACTCCTCACGTTGAACAAGTTAAAGAACAACTGAGCCGTGAACCGTTAATCTTACCCACATTAAAAATTAATTCTACTATAAAAAATATAGATGATTTCATACCTGAATCTATTGAGTTAGTTGATTACAAATGCTATCCTGCTATTAAAGCAGATATGGTAGTATGATTAATTTAGCAGAAACAAAAACAATTGAATGTTTAGTACATACTATTAAAATGGGTGATGTAGAAGATCCTGATTTATTTGTTGCCGATCCTATTTGGAAATGGCAACAAACAGAAGAAGGCCAATGGATTATGAAAAACAGTAATCCTATACCAATGTGGAAGAGACAGTTTGATTCTATAACACATGGTCATTTATATTCTATACATGCCTATCTAACACCTAAAGATTATACCTATTGGAGTTTAAAGTTTAAATGAATATATTAGTTACGGGAGGGCTTGGATTAATAGGCCATAATGTAGTTAAGCGATTACAAGATAAAGGACATTTAGTATCTATAATAGATTCTAAAACAAACTACGGTATCATTCCACAAGATGAAATTGATTACTTGATGGCTGAGCGTAGGAAAAAAATTGATAGGGATAGTTATATTTACGAACGTGATATATGTGATGTTCACGCAGTTGACCATATATTTAATGTTGAGCAGCCAGAGATTGTAATTCATATGGCTAGTTTTCCAAGACAAAAAGTAGTTAATGCAAATCCTGCAGCAGGCAGTCGTGTAATGAGTGAAGGGTTGCTCAACTTATTAGAAGCAAGCAATAAGTACGATGTGCGTAAATTTATATATATGTCTAGTTCAATGGTATACGGAGACTTTACTGATGATGTAACAGAAGATGCTATTTGCAAACCTCAAGGTCAGTATGGTATTATGAAACTAGCAGGAGAATGGCTGGTTCGTGATTACACACGCAGAACTAATCTTGTTCACACAATCATTCGTCCTAGTGCTGTCTATGGTCCACTAGATGTTGAGGATCGTGTTATTGCTAAGTTTATGTTAACTGCAATGCGGGGCGGAACACTAAATGTTAATGGTGCTAATGAAACATTAGACTTTACTTATGTTGAAGATGCCGCAACTGGCATTGTTGCTGCTGCATTAAGTGATAACACGGAAAACAAAACATACAATATTACCAAGAGCCACAGTCGTACATTGTTAGAAGCTGCACAACTAGCGTTGAAGTTAGCATGTGGCGGAACATTAGTTGTTAAAGATAAAGACAAAGACTTTCCAAGTCGCGGTGCATTGAATATTGATGCTGCACGTAGAGATTTTGGATATGATCCTAAAGTAGATGTAGAAGAAGGCTTTGAAAGGTATTATGAGTGGCTTAGTACTTCAAGTTATTGGCAGAATAAAGTAAAATGAGTAATTTAGAAGCCGCTTTAAAAACACATGATTGGACTCTAGCTGGATATAAATCCAGAGTCAATATAGAAAATTTGATGAAGGGTAATCCCGAACAATCAACATTGTTATGGGAACAATATTGCCCGTGGTCTATTACTAACGGTGGTTATATTGAATGGGCAAAAAATGAAAATCCCTCATTTCGGTCTAGCAAGACAATATAAGAATCTCAAAGATGAATTGCTTGATGCAACTGACCGTGCATTAAGTACCGGAAAACTTGTGGGTGGAAAGTATACTAAAGAATTTGAAACTTGGCTTGCAGTTAAGACTAAAGCAAGATATGCTATCACAGTGCATAGTGGTAGTCAAGCATTAGAGATAATTGCTAGGCATAAACTATCCGTATACTTAGGAACATCACGTTCTGTATTATTTCCAACAATACAACTACCTAACTTAACTTATCCTGCAACACTTAATGCATTCATAAATGCAGGATGGAATGTAGAATTAATCGACACCGATAAAAATGGTATCATGAATGATAAAAGCAGAGGGCCATATGTTTGTTTAGTTGGGTTATATGGTAGAAAGCCATGGCCTAATACGTTATCCTCATACTCATCAACCGCAGAAGGGACTCGTATTATAGTAGATGGGGCACAACATTGGTTATGTGCAGACGGAGATATTGGTAGTGGGATGGCAATTAGTTTTGATCCTACAAAGAATTTACCAAGTTCAGGCAACGGTGGTGCTATTGTAACTAACAGTGAAGCATTATATAGATTTGCGGTAAACTACCGAGACAACGGTAAAGCAGATGACTTTTCTCATTCAGGTACTAACTCTAAAATGAGTGAGCAAGATTGCGCTCAAATATTAGTCAGAACTAAATACATAGATGAATGGCAAGAACGTAGACATGATATTGCCAACTACTGGATTGATTGTTTTAAAGATTTACCGTTACGTTGTTTAACAGATACCATAGGACCTCATGCACATCAGAAATTTGTATTGTATTTACCTGATAGAAATTCATTACATACACACTTATTAACAGATGGAATAGAATCAAAAGTTCATTACGAATATACATTAGGTGATTTACCAATTAGTAAGAATTTAGTAAAACCTGATATGTTGGGTACTAGTGTTATGCTTAGTAGAGGTGTATTAAGTTTACCTATGTATCCGGAATTGACTGATGCAGAAGTTGAATACATTATGGAAAAGGTTGTAGAATACATAGATAAATAAGTCTATGTGGATTCTATCATTTTTTCCTAATTCTGTAACTCATGTTATTTTTTTTGCCGGGGTCATTGGAACTATTGCTGGATTTATTTTAGGATTTATCCCTTTTATTGCTACATATAAACTCCCTATACAAATAATCAGCATTTTAGTATTGAGTTTTGGTTTGTACATGGAGGGTGGATTAGCTGACCAAGCAATATGGCAGCTTAAAGTAAAAGAAATGGAAGCTAAAGTTGCCAAAGCCGAGACTGAATCACAAAAAGTAACGACAGAAGTTGTTACCAAGATACTTACTAAGAAGCAAGTAATCAAAGAAAAGGGTGATGATATTGTAAAATATATTGACAGGGAAGTTGTAAAATATAACAATACTTGTACTATTCCAGAAGTAGTTATTACCGCACACAATGCAGCAGCAAAAAATGAAACTACTAGTTTGAAAACTCAAACTGAAGTACCTACAGATTTACATAATAAATTAGTAACTCCGCCGATGATATTGGCACCTATTAAATGAAAAACTTAATACTATTGTTAGTAATCTTTGTATCAGCATGTAGTACAGTGGTTCCTGTAAAACAAAAATTTCCTGATTTCCCCGAAGCATTGTCACAAACATGCAAACCTTTACAAACAATTGATGGAAACACCACAACATTAAGCAATTTAATGGAAGTTGTAGCACAAAATTACGCCACAAGACATGAATGTGCAGCACAATTAGAAGCAATACTTGACTGGTACGCTCAACAAAAGAAAATTTTTGACCAAGTCAATTCTGACTAATCCATAAATAGTGATAAATACACTATAGTTTAGGATGTATACATGACTCAAGAATTAATCAATATAGGTGCTCAACCCAATGACGGCGAAGGTGATCCGTTACGTACAGCCTTTGCGAAGATTAACAATAATTTCACACAATTATTCAGCACTGGGTTTTTTACATCAAACGCATATTCTACTGGAAATACTGCTGGGCAGGTTATATTTTCAGCCCCTGTTGAAACGTTTACACAGGGTATATTTCAAATTAATTCTAATGATACTATAACTACTGATACTGAAAACATAGTTTTAAATGTATCAGTAATAAATGATGGTTCAGGATTAAAGTGGAACGGCCACAATACATTGTTTAATGGTAATGTATTAACTGGTTATGACATGGACATTTTTGATTCAAATGTTCGTATATTAGTAAATCCATTAATAGACACTACAATCTTTCACTTTATATCAGCACAGATTACTTGGACAGGGGTTCCTGTCCCTGGATTCAACTTGATTACTAACGATTCAGTTGACCCTCTGATCATAGACACTGAAAACAATTTTAGTATACAAACTGAAAATCAAGTAACGGTATGAGAGCAAAAGAGTTTGTAACTGAAGCTATTACTAGCAAATTGTTACCTGATCAGATGGGTGCTTTGCCTGCTACCTATGCTATTCCTGAACTACCTAATCAAGATGCATACCTACAGTATAGATTTAGTGTAGCAATTGCAGGAGCAAAGGGTAGAGAGCAGCGTGATAAGGATGGTGTTAGTAGCATGTCACGAGAAGGTCCATTTGGTGAAAGTGAGATTGTTGTAAGTTATGGTCATGATGTTGGACCATATATTGATGATGCACTTAAGCAAATGGGTCTAAGCGGTAAAAAGATGGTTAGTACCCCTACAAGTGTAGAGACAACTGATGTAGATAAAGTTAGCCCACTAAAGGCCTTTAAAGGATATCCAAAATGAGAGCCAGTGAGTTTTTAACTGAGGGCGAGGGAAAGATGCATGACCATCACAGTCAAGCTACTCAGGGTGTTTACAAAAGCCGTGACGTTGGTGGATATGACCGTATATATCATTTGAATCGTATGATGATGGCTATGAGTATGGCTGACGGTAAAAGTCAAGATGCAGTAGAAATGGATAACGCAAGTTTTGCAGAAAAATATAACACTGTTCATCCATATACCGAAGAGGAATATAATATGTTCATTTCAGCAACTAAAACTATACCCACAGATAAAAAGAATGTTGTTCCGTACAGTAAAAGTAAAGAACCAGAAGATACTAACACCACTAGCTTAGTAAAACCATTCAA